ATTCTTTTGTATTCTATAAAATACTCTAGAATAAACTTTAGCTCCAGGAGTTTTAGGCTTCTCTTTATAAACATATGCTAAATAGTTATAATCTGGCTCTTGGTCAGGCATTACTAATGCAGCGTGACCTTGGTTTAATTGTGCAGCTATACCAGCAATTTTATTGCCTTCTGCATCTTCCCATTCACCATCTACATTTAATCCTGATTTTTCATCTATTACATCAAAGAATCCATAAACTCTTTTTAATGCATTTCCACCAGTTATTTTACCATTAGCATCTTTTTCAAGATTACCTGTTATTCTTAACTGTTTAGTATAATCACTACCTTTTTGTTTTATTTCAACATCAAGATATATATCAGCCCATTCAAATTCTGAAGATTTATCTTCAAAATTCATTAAAGCTATCTCTGTTATACCATAAAAGTTAGAACCACTACTTGTTCCTTTTGGCCTGAATATTGCCATTTATTTACCTTCACTTTCTTTTTTGTATATGTTAGACCAATCAAATTCTATGCATTGGCCACGTAAGTGTTCACATCTACTACCTGCTTCTATAGACTCATCTGCTTTAAATGAAACCATTAGTTTATCGTCTTCTCTTAAGACATAACCGATAGCATCACAATCTGACATAATCAAATTCTTCAGCTTACCAGTTATATCCAAAGATTCAGGTTCAACTAGGGCTTTGCCATCTATGACTGCCCTAGCAACCTTTCTGTGTCCAACGATAATTAAATGGTCACAACAGTCTCTAAAAGCATTGATAGTATTCATTACTTTCTCACGAGCTAACGCATAACCTTTTCCGAATGTTAAATCAGCAATAGATGCTACTTCATATTCTGCACAAACAGCCTTTTCAGCCCATTCTACAACTTTATCGATAGTATCTATAGCTATGTATTTAAAATCGTGACCTTCCATAGCATCTTTAAGAGTTTGGATTAACTCTTCTCGGTTATTTACTTCTTGTACATATGCTTCAAGCATATTTGTACCTTTTTCAGTATCTACAATCAAACAGTCTTCTAGTTTTGAGAGCATAGTAGTTTTACCTACTTTGGGTGCTCCGTATAATAGAAGTACTTTGGGATTGAGAGACACTGGTTTGCGTTTCTCTTTCTTTATCACTGTTATTCTCCTTAATTAAAGGGTTTACTTTACCGTATTCTTTAGTCATATACGGTGCTAACGACTTCCAAATATACGAATAATATGACCTTTGATGCAAGACATTAAATATTTGTGACAACATTATGCCAGCTATTATATTAGCTGTAAATATTGTATGCTTTGCAGTACAAGGTAAATCAGGTATATCTCTACTTGGTTTCCAATTACTCATATAATTGTCATTAAATGCGTCAACAGTGTGAATATCCATTGACAATGCACCCATACGTCCATCTACAAGAACTTTCCTGTTTGGTGTACGTATCCAATTCATATATACCATCTTTCTAACTTCCATATTATCTGGAGCCATCATTGTACATGGTGTTAAGCTATCCATATAGCCAAACCTATCATGTTCAATTATTTCTGTTTCACAACCAAAATATTTTACCATAGCTTTAGCTGCTTCTGTTTTTGATTCACCTAAATAACTAGATGGATACATTGTAGTACTTAAATTATGTTCTTCAAGTACATCAAAATCCCATACATGAATCTTTTTAAAGCCCATTATAGCAGCTGATAGTATGAGTGCGGACCCTACACCACCAGCTCCTATAATTGTAAGCTCTTTAAGATTCTTTTGGTCAATTAGGTCTTTATTCCTTAAGAATCTATCTGCCATTTATACCCATCCTAACTCTTGATTGTAGCCTTTTTCTCTACAATATGCATCAAGTCTAGATTCAGCATCAACAGCATTTTGTTTCTTTTTATCATAATCAGGGTCTTGATGAAAATCAGAATCAAAATAAATAGCATCAGCTTCTCTAAATTTCTTTAGAAGTTTTTGATACTTTTTATCTTTTATATCATCTGAGTAATCATCAGTCCATTCATTAGTAGTTGGTTGATACAAGCCCATTCTATTGTATGTGCCAGTATTAAACAAACTACCTTGACGACCATTATAATAAATCATAGGTGTATTAGCAGCCTTCTTTTTCTTTTGTTTCTCTAAAGAATCAAGGCATTCTTCAAATAAACCTGAAGGTTTATAATCAGAATAGTCAATACACACATATCCTTCGTCTTCTTCAGTCCAATGCACTTTACCCATTTGGTCTAACCAACTAAATGAAAATGCAAAAGGGCTACCAGTTTTATCATCAGCTACTACTAAAGATGGATAACCACACTGATTAGCGTTTTCTTCCATATGTCCTCTATCAGTCCCACTAAAGAATGCTCCGCCACCTAAATTATGATGACTATGTATCAAACCTTTATAACATTCTTTTAGTTTAGGATTTTTAGCATAAGCTTTCTGAATCATTTCTATTTGGTCTTCACCACTAAATTCAGTAGCAGCACTACTACCTAAATCAATAGGATAAAATGCTACAAGTTCCCATTTAGTTGCATAACCAAATTTATCTGGATTTATCTTTTTATAAAAAGCAACTCCAGACCATTCTGTGCTTGGATATAACATCAATAAATGTTTTATCTTTTTATAGATTGAGATTTTCAATCTGCACTGTATGTTGTCTTCTTTCTTTGCCATTTGTAAGCCTCCTTAGCTCTGTTTCGTGGTATTCTATTACCAGTTCGTTGTAAATTCCATCAAGAATTTTCTTTATTGCTAAAAATCTTTCTTGATATTTGTTCATTACATCATCTATATTACTACACCTGAATCTAATGTCCAGTTATTAACCCATCTTATAAATTCACTTTCATTTTCAAATTCAATATCATTTAAATCTTTAAAAATTCCTGCAAATTCATTTAATAAAGTTCTTCTAACAACTCTCATTGATGGTTCATCATATTCTAAGTCATTTCTATGACCTTCAGCTCTATCTCTCATATCATGTATTTCTTGAATCATATCTCTACATTCTTCCCAACTATTAGGATTATCTTCTTGTTTACTTAGATACCATACATAATTATTATGAGTATGACCATATCTACCTGGGCTTTCATTTATTTTATCTCTATTATGATACCAAGATTCAACAGCTCTATACCAACTTGCTGACATATCAGAATGATTTTCTGTCCATGTACCTTCTATGTTTTTAGATACTATTTTAGCTTTATTAAAAAAGTTATTAACCATATAATGAGCAAGAATTAATAGTTCTTTCATAGTTAAACCTTCAGTATTATCTATATGCTCTTCTATCCAATGAGCTAAATTATATAATATAATATGAATGTTATTTAGTCTGCTGTATTCTACTTTATCTCCATCTAAATAATGTGTACCAACATTTAAATGATATAAAGCTCTAGAAGCAGGTTCAGGGTCGTATGCTTTCTTTCTTGCTGAAGTTAACATTAATGAATCAAATTGATAACCTATATTATTATTCTCTAATGCCCAGCTATTCATATTAAATATGCGAGTATGACTTTCTCCTGTTTTATCAAACATTGTTTTAATATCATCATATTTAAATATCTTAGGATATTCAAATCTTTCAGGATTATGATGTGGACTTCTATAATTCCATGAATCTAAGAATGTTCTCATTCTCCATAAAAATCCATTAAAATTATAGTTATTTATAGATGCTCTTATACCTGTTTCCATACCAGCAAGACAAGCTTGACCTCTGCTTATATGAGGATGCTGCGCTAAAGCATATTCAGTTATAATTGCTTCGCCATCTACTTTTGGTAATTTAATATAAAATAACCAACTCCATTTATCAAAACCTGTATTTATTAATCTCATATAATAATCACCTGTTCTAAATATCTTTCTTCTTCTTGTTCTTACATCAAAGAACTTGAACCATAGCTCAATAGTGCCTTCTGGTAAGTTTAAGCCATTGCTTTTCGTCTCTTCTGTATGAATATGACCGTGACTGAATGCACAATTTATATCTGGTTGGTTTATTTCTAATAAACTTTCAGCTAATTCTTCTACATTTTCAGGTGGTCTTACATAATCTTCCTCTTTATAATCAAACTTTTCTACTATATCAGTAATAGCTTCATTATCTCTTTGGAAGAGTGTATTTAATAACTCTATTAATTGTTCTTTCAATTGTTACCTCTTTTCTCTTTGTATTAAAAGAGAGCCATGCTAGACCGCCACGTATGTCTAGTTTCGATAATTCGTAGTC